GCAAGTACATTAATTATTTTTTGCATGATAATTATTCGAGTGATTTATTTATAAAGGACTGTTTGTAAGCACGATAATAATCAACTACACCAGCACTTATAACATACTTCTCACACCACTCAGCAGCACATTCATATATTGCTTTATTATTATTTTCATGCCCATATTTCCTCATAAGAATTCTAAGAACTTCTTTCCTTAACTTCATTTGTTCTGGAGAATACTTAGTCATAGTCACTTCCTGTCCCTATGTACTCCATAGAAAAAACATCATGATCATCAACATCAGGATCTAACCATTCAGAAAACTCTTGAACAATACAAAATGCATCATCATGTTTATCATTTTCAGATAAAAATTCAACTCTTTTAAGAGTCCAATCATGCGTATTCTTAAGCGTCTGTTCCAAAGTTTCCATAATTTTTTTTCATATATCGGCCTAGAATATTGCTATTATAATATGCAGGTTCTCCGTTGTCAAGAGATTCCATCAGTACATTATTAAGAAACAACTGTTTAGTCTCTTCGTAGTTTACATCTCCAAGTCTGGTGTGTAAGGAGAGGATCTCTCTTTTGAACGCTGTGTTTCCAAGAAGCTTTCTATCTGTATTAAGCTCGTCAGAGCTTCCATAGTATCGCTTCCAGTCACTCTCAGACGTAACCCGTCTCTTACCACCTCTAGGTTTACGCTTTTGCCAGAAGTATTTTCTACCGATGTATTGTTTATTCGACTGTAAATTAGTAATCCTGTAGACGAAACCGAAGAAATCGCCAATATCGTCAGTAGTGAAAGCTGTACCTTGGTAGTACCAGGGATTTTCATAATGTCCCTCACTAATCGATTCCATTTCATAATTTTATATCATTCCTCTTTATTTATTGTAGTATCAACCACTCGAACTTTTACAGGTTGATTAGTTAAGTAATCAGCAATTCTATGATATGCAACTGCTGTTAATACCTGTGGTGCTATAAAGGCAATCATTGCCACAATCCAAAACATATAGTAATAATTTTCTTTATTTTGAGTTCTCATAGTATTAAATTAATAACGGGACAGATGGGATTTGAACCCACGACCTCTGCCGTGACAGGGCAGCGTTCTAAACCACTGAACTACTATCCCAACTACTCTATAATATACTATCAATAATCAAATTCGTCAAGAATATCTAATGCGTTATTGAGTGCTTGTTGTGCTGCCCACCTTTCTTTACTATCCCAATCAGGATACCATACCTTATCATCAATCCCCTTCTTGATATTAAGGAGTCTTGCTTCCATGTCAGTTTTTTTAAGTCTTCCGTTCATATATGTCCTATACAAATTATTGGGCCAAGTACAACTTGGATATTTTTTTGAAAGTAGTGGGATGTTCATAAGAAAAATATCAAACCTTACATACTTTATTTAACTCAAATCTATAGGTTTATCATCTATTGTATCAGTATCTCCAAACAAATAATCATCTATCATCTTAGCTTTTATATTGTAAATAGTATTTGGCAATTCAGGTGGCCATGGACTATCAGGTGTCCATTCATATCCACCAGAATCTTTAATTGCTTTAATTAATTCATCATCATCTTTAGACATGCTAACCTCCTGCAAAATCTTCCCAGTTTTCACAACAAGATTCTTCATATGCTTTTAGCATATCATCTAGTTCCCATTTTATTTCTTC